AAGCTGCGTCCATCGGGCAGACTGCGTGCTGTCGTCTTCAGCACGTTCATTCAACCCAGTTACGTCGTAAATCCAGTCATCCTTAGATAACTCGAATTGATCGTCTCGGGTAAGAAAATTATAGGGTCGAGTCTGCCTGGGGAAACCTAGTAAGTCACGATCAACCTCGGTCTTATGCCGATAGTTATCGATGATGGGAAAGGTGAAATTCTCCTTTGGCAGAACAATCGGAATACTTTTCCCAGCAGCTTTCTGTCCACTGGGAAAGGTTCCCTCTGCCTGAACCACCTTCCCATTTCTGGTGACGGCGTTTTGTCCGACGTCTTCTGGGAGTTGGTAGGCAGTCATATTTATCGCTGACCCCAGGTCAGTGCGGCTTTACAAGTGTTGGAGGTGTTGTCGATTGATCTTGCTGCAATTACAAGGACATCACCAGCGGTGCCCGTTGTTGCTGTAGCTTCACGAGTGAGATACTGGCGGGCATAAGTGAAGATCTCAGTCAGGGACTGAGTGGTTGCATCAGCATCACCAGTGAAGAATGACGCGAGCTGCTCACCTCCAGTAAATGCAGAAATAGCATTGGAGGAACTATCTGGGCTGTTGAACTCAATAGCAGAGAGTGTGCCGCTAGAGGTGAATGTCGTGACAGCAGTGCCACCAGAATCCGACATAGTTGTCGGGTTTTTGACGAGCAGGAATTGTGCCCTGTGCGAGCTAACTAGGGAAGCAAGAAGAGGGAAAACACGAAGAAGGTTTCGCTTCGATTCACCTTGATTGTTTGTGATATTTTCCTTAATACGGATTGCCAACAAGGGTTTGAAAACACTCGTACCAATACCCGTTACTTTTGCACCGTCCTGACTAAAGATCGCAAGCTTTTCAGCGTCACCACCATCGATGCTGATCTGAGCGCCGTATTTGCGGATGTAAGAATCGGCAGAAAGCGTACCGGACTTCTCCGCCCGGAACTGCATCGGCAGGGTTGGATTACCCAGAGAGGGATAGGGGATCCTATCGCTGCAGTTAAGGTTATGCGCGATGATCCAACGAGAGGCCTTGACCGTGGCACCGCTTGAGAGATTGGCGTCTTCAGGCACATAGAAAAGAAGACGAGAGCCAGTGCCGCCATACCAGCCGTATTCAATCCGAACCATGCAAAGGTTCGTCAGGCTGAGTTTATGGAGTGAGGATGAATCAGCAGCGCCAATCAGGCTGGCACCGTCCTCACCGACCATGGTGTCCCCATTCCAATGCTTACGGGGAACAATCTCCTCCATCACATTGGGGGAGCTACTGATCAGCTTGTAGATGGTGCCCTCGTCAGTGCGGTTGGGCTGTGCGGTCATAACCGCTGCATCGACAGTGAAGGTTGTCGGATCCGTGCCTTGGGCCGTATATCCATTCAGGTGATCAGACGGACGCTCCCCAGAGCTTGTTCGACGGACATAGAACATCGACGTGCCAACAACACGAAGGAAGTAACCGTCGCTGGCATCAAACATGCCAAACTCAAGCGTGGCTGAGTTGTCAGTAGAGAGTGCAACACCGAAAGAAGCACTGGTGATGCGGCCGGTTTGATACGGAAATGCCTGCTTAGTGATCAGGCTGGCAGTGTTGCCGTTTGCAGCAGCTACCTTCAGACGGACTTCAGCAGCAGATTGGTCAATAAGATGATTGACCTGAGTGACTTTTACGTTAGAAGTTACCTGCTCATTTTTTGCCCAGATATTGGTATCAATGTCGATGAGATTTGTGTCATCGAAGATAGCCAGAGGTGTCTGGACACGAGGAATACCCAGCAGGTCATCACGAACCTGGGATGGAGCACTCAGGTTGTCAAGGATCGGAACAGGTGTCTGGTCTGATGCAATGACAACAGGTAGGGAATTAGCTGCAGTGTTTTGACCAGCAGGAACCGGCGTAGTCCTTCCTACTGAAATTACACTTACGCCTTCTTCAACGCTGGCCATAAGGAATTACCTTAACTAACGGAATCTCTAGAAATTCTGGGGATAACCTCTAGCGTTCCAATCGCTAGAGTGTCTTCCTTATACACAGCTATTGTACCCTGGCTGGAACCTACAGAAAATGAAGGTGCGCCAGCAGTTGTTGGATCAATCTCAAATACTGTGCTGCTAATAATAGAGAGTTTATTAGCATTAAAGTTCACACCATCGTAAACATTTTGACCAGTTCCTGTGATAATAATCTGGTCTTCAGGCGTGAGTTTATGTGCAGCGGCAGTCGTGATTCTGACTTTATTGGCAGTTACACCGCCAGTAGTTGTGAACGAACTACCAGATGCGATAGAGGTGATAGTAGCTTGCGTTGTCGAGAAGTATTCGCGAAGATCCCAGAGGAAAGCACCCTGTAGCTCATCGGAAGGATCGACAGACAAACCAAGGCCAGAACGTTCAATGCCTCGCTCTGTATAGCCTAGAGGCACATTCCGGCCCAATGCTTCAGTTTGGCGGCTTGAAAGCTTGAGTGCTAGCTTGCCTTTAGACGGATCAGTTTCAACAATGCCGAAGCTATCTACAACAGAAGTCGGCGTTGTGTTGTCATTGAAGAAACGTCGAATATCTGCAACTAAAACAGAGTTCGAGTAGTTGTATGGAGTACCCCAAGGCTTTTCAACAACTAGGTGCAGCTCATCAAAGCTGTCACCCTCTCTCACAGTTACAGCTATATTATCGAGGGCCATTGATTACTTTCCGATGAGCTTACGCAGCAGTCGCTGTTTTGGTGAAGAGCCTTGATCAACAGGCTGGATTTGAGGAGTTATTCGAGCTTTATCTAACTGTAACTGATGTAGCTCAACAACAGACTTATAGTATTCTTCGTTCAATTCTGACAGCCGTATATTCTCTGCCTCAAGACGCTTAATACGTTCCTCTAGAGGTTTTGGGGGGATAGGTCTATCAACGTAAATGGTTTGCACAGACGGTGCATTCTCTTCAGTAAGACGTGCGATGGCTCTATCGCGAGAAATCAAGGCTTCTTCTGAGGCCTGTTGCAACTCCCTCAACTGGGACTCGAGGTTATCGATCCTGACCTGAGAAGCAACTAGGTCATCCTCTAATCGCCTCTGTTCATCGAGAGCAGCGCCGAGTTCAGAAGATGCACGTCTTAGTTGAACTCTTTCATAGACGGTGGCTGACTCGACTTGGGATTCTGTTGTTTTAGTGGTGTTAGATGCACCAGGAGTCACATCAAATTCCGGGAGATCAGGCACCCTCCACTTGAGGGTAAAATCAGTTCTACGAATATCACCTTTCTGCTTATAGGCAACGAGGTAGTGAATACCAGCCGGGGTAGGATCGAGGTTTAAGTCAATAGCTCCATCAGTGACGTCGAAATGAAGTTCATCCCGTCCAACACCGAAAAAGGGCTGAGAAGGTTTAACAACCAAAAGGCCGTCGCGCTCATCAGAAAATAATTTGCCATGAACTCTGGTCACAACTAGACCTCTCGATAGGAAATCGACAACCCAACGTTTGCAGAACCTGTGATTACGGCGTTGATCTTTTCACCTGCATCAGACTCAAACAATCCGAGTGGATTACTGAGTTGGACGGTTCCGTTTACAGGGAGGTAAATCTTTCCTGTCACATTGTCAGTGGCTCCAGTCTGGAACTGAACATTGCAGGCAGCGTCTGCACTAAGCGTCACCGACATGACACGGAGCTTTAGACTCGAAACCAGTGGAATGACATCACCGCTGGCGGAAAGATCTAGTGCCTTGAACTTAAGATCGTTCGTAAAAGTGTCGTGGAAGGTGACAAGGCCCTCAGTGGCACTGCTACTCCCTGAAGCCCGAATATAGGCGTCACCCCCATTAGCGTCCCTTCCAAAAAGTGACATCAGATAAAACCAAGGAAAATTGAATTATCTTTGTTCGCAAAGTCAACTACGAACGTAGACAAGATGAGTGTACCGGACTCAACCCAGTCGGTTTTTGTTTCGTCTCGGAGCAAAGCTCGTATTCTTACTTTAACATTATCGGCATCTGCTACCGTAATATCTGCTTCAGTGTTGTAGAAATATCCTTGATTAACGTATTCATCAAGTTGTGTATTGTAAAGCTCAAGCTCGTATCGATCAATACTACTGTCAGGTACTTCTACAGAAACAAGTGAGCCAGGGAAGACATAATCCAAGGCTCCCTGAATGAGTTGAAACGGTGCCTTCCAGGAGACCGAAACACGAGAAGTGGGTTCAATGCTCATGGATTTGTAGTACGAAGGCGGAAGTTAATTGATGAGCTATCTATAGCTGTATTGGTTGAATATCTAAGAGTTCTAGCGCCGCCATAACTAGCAACACCTGTGTTCACGAAATCATACTTTGCATGATCGTACTTAATCGCAATGATTGAGAAAGTTCCATCATTATTTTCAGTAATTTTTTGAACGCGGTATCTATTAAATTGCATGTCCTGGTTATTGGAGGGTCCTTCATCCACCAAGATCCAAAGCATTGAAGATGAAGGGACAGAGCCGAATGACCCGGAAATCGTAATTGTCCTGCCGGAGATAGCCTGAACTGGGTTACGTTGAACGATTCCGGCCGAAGTATAGGTATAGACATACCACTTATTAGGACTCAGGTTAAGAGTCGTGGTTAGATCTCTGTCTGTGGTTATGGTATTTGAAGAGGCAAGATCGATTCGTCCGCCAGCCGTGATCCTAGTCTTGAGTGGATCGCCGATAAGGCACACGTCCCCAGGCAGAAGAAGGGCACCTTCAGGGCCAACTTTGAAGGAAACAGTTTCAGTAGAGCGAAGATTCGTGGCGAGAACATATCGACCCATACGCTCGGCTTGATCTCGGTTTGTGCAGCCTAATGCTCGGATCTTTTTGAGGTTGTAACCATACTTCTGCATCGCATCGCGATCCTCTACGAGTGTCTTAGCTTCTTTATAGAAGTTAGAGGCATCGATATAACTTACCTGGACAGCAGTAGTACGAGCTTTTTTGCCTGTTCCTTCGTAGACAAAACAAGGAGCTGCAGAATCACCACTGCGATCTTGAATTACGTTTGCTTGAGTAAATAATCTGTACTGCTCGTAATCATTACCCTCTACCTGATCATCAATAACAACAGAAATATATCCGCCTGCATAAATCAGCTGTCCCTGGAAAGTTGCTGTAATGCTACGAAGAAGCTCAAGAGTATCAGCATCACCCGCAATGGTTGCATTAAAGGTGATATTGTGTTTGTCGCAATAATTCTGGGCCTTCCTAAATGATGCTTTATCAATATCTTCCCACCGAATACCAGGCTGAAAAACTTCTTGATTTAATGGAGCATTTGTAGTAAAAGTCCTCTGTCCTGCCCCGTACCTGGGGTTAGTGAGCAGATCTAGAACAACGTTCGCTGGGTTGTCAGAATACCGATAAGAAACATTCAGATTCCTGTCAAGTTTAGGTAGTAA